GACCGCAACGTCAACGTCGTCGTCGACTAAACGCGCGCGCCACGCGCCATCCACTGCACTCGTGTCATCACCACGCGCCTAGGCTTGCGTCCGTCACGTACGGGTGCCCATCGCTGCGCGGATAGTGCGCGGACGATAGCGCGGATAGTAGACAGCACTTTTTTCTGCCACCATCGTTGACCAGCGTCGTACCAGGGCACACGCCCAGGTGCCATGGCACTATCGATGACTGACGTCAGGTCCAACAGCCGATGCAAACCGCCGGTGCAACCCATGCGGCTATGCGGTGTTGATGTACGGCCTGCGCCTGTACCCAGCACCCGGCAATGCAACAGCCGCGCATGCGGTGCTCGGTATTCAATTGACTACGACGCAGCGACCATTGCAAATGACCGCTGCCACGCGCAGCTGTGACGACTGACAATGGCCAATGGCCACGCGCAATGCCACAACGCTGCCTATCAGCACTGCCAGCCCTGCTACTCACCTAGGATCGCCCTGCCAGCCTTGCCAGCCCTGCCAACACTGCCACGCGCCCAGCAACGCCCAGCAACGCCCAGCCAACCCCTTGCTAGTCCCCTGGTGGCCTGTAGCTCACTGGCAGTCGCCCTGGCCCTGGCCCTGGCCTCTGCCACAGACACTGAGAGGGCCTGAGTCGTCATCTACCAATGACAACGTGTTACCTGCTAGCCAACCTGACTGACAGCTCTAGACGCCCTCTGATGGCCATTGACTGACGTTTCAATTGTCAATTGTCGATGGTACAGTTGGTAGTCCATTAGTGGCCATGGCCATGGCAAAAAATAACCTTTATTTTTCTGCAGAATTTTGCAGAAAATAATGTTTATTTTTCGGCCCGAGACGTTCCCGGCAGCGGTCAAAAACAACAACTTCCATCTCGAGCGCCAAAACCAGTATTCGCTATTGTACTACTTCCCCTTATATGTACACTTTTTTCTCGCCGTCCGTAATGTACATCTCATTAATGAATGATACAATGACGCAATGAAGCAAGGTGCAAGGCAAGTTCTCCCTCATGAAGAATGTCTTGTTCTACGGAGCCTGAGCGGCGTGGCGCTTCGCGCCCGCGTGCAGGCACTGCATGCTCAGGGTTGGTCACTCGCCGCGATCGGAAACGCATTTGATCCGCCGCGCCGAAGGTCGACTATCCGAACGTGGATCGTCCCTCACAACCCCTCCCTACCCGATTCCTCCTCCGATACCAATACATCAACAATAGTCACGGGCGGACGAAATGAATCGATCCCGCCTGTCCCGTCTGTTCCGTCTGTCCCTCGTTTGCCTAGCCCGGCAACTTTCCAGTCCCCGTTCCCGCCCCTTGAGAAAAGGCGGCGAGTGTATGACAGGTCTAATCCTCGAGTGTCTCCGTCTCAAAAACGCAAAATATCTACACTCGCTCCGCTCGCTCGCAGATACCGAGCACGTACGAATCCCAACGGGACATATGCCCGTGCAAATCAAGAGCTCACTGATCTATGTAAAGATTTGTACCGCTCCGGAGCTTCGGTTCGCGAGTTGTCGCTCGCCGCAGGAGTAACGTACCGAGCAATGGCCCGGAGATTGGGCAGATAGTAATAGCCATGCATATCGTTTTTGACATGTTTCCCGCTCGAGTACTTGTTATTCCAGAGCAAGACTCAAACGCAACTCTTAGCCAGGAAGATCTTGGGTACACAACTCCTGTTCCGAACTCACGCAAGGTAGAAGCCGTTCGCGTGGTTCTTACTGAAGCAACTGTTATGATTGCCGGTGACTCATCAAACGGTCCTGTACTCATTTTCCAAGAAAAGTATGACCCAAGTACGCTTGTACTCAATAAAAATAGATCTAAACCAGGAAGACTCACAACCGTCAACGGAAAAATCATTGTTTTCCAAAAAGACGAAAACTGCGGCTGTGGATCAAAGCTCCGGGCATGGAACCCGTACCGTACGGTGTACTCGACGAAAGACCCTATTGAATGACACAACTACTTGATTACGTAATTCTTGCCCTCGCTGTTTATCGTCTTACGAGACTAATAACAACGGATGTCATCTTAAATAAGTACCGCGAAAAAATCTGGAATAAGTACCCGATTGAAAAAGAAGGTATTGGATACTTGATCACTTGCGACTGGTGCACCAGCATTTGGGTATCATCACTTGTTCTGACTATGTATAAAATAGCGCCAACACCTGCAATAACTGTTTGGGGCATCTTCGCTCTATCAGGAGCAGCAGGGCTATTGAGCCGCATTAGTCAACAATGACCGACTAGTTCCGTTCTAACGACGAGGAGTTTTAAATGGGCGTATTTCGCCGAGAACCAATTGAGCCAACACGCAGGACGGCAATACCACCGTCGCGCATTGTGCAGGTTACGCCCACAGGTTTTACGCCTGCTGAGGCAGTTGCGTATTCCGCTCCTCGTGCGTTAACGGCTGCCGCCGCCCGAGTCCCTTTGAATGATAAAGGTGAAGCAGAGTACTTCAAGAACCGACGTTCGTCTACATCTTCCGCATGGCAATCAGAGGCCTGGGAGTACTACGACGCAATTGGCGAAATCAAGTACGCGTTTAACTTGGTCGCTTCTGTTGTTTCACGAATCCGTTTGTATGCAGCTGTTATAGATAATCCTGCAGAAACACCGGTATCAGTTCGCGGTTCGAGCACAGTTGATCAGCAGCTCGCTTCAGCAGCAGAACGCGCGCTCGCTCGTCTTGACTCTGCATACGGCGGTCAGGCTGGACTTTTACGAGACGCCGCTCTCAACCTTTCAGTGACAGGCGAATGCTACTTAGTACAAATGCCAGCGCGTCCAGGTTCTGGAATTCCAGAGTCATGGGACATCCGTTCTGTTGACGAAGTTCAAGTTGACGCCAAAAGCAACTATGCAATCGCTCCTCGCCGTGACTTCCTCCCTGGCGGACAGTCTGGCTCAAGCGGCAATCAGCGCGGACTCATCCCTCTCCCGAATAAAGCGTTCGTTGGTCGCATTTGGCGTGCGCACCCACGATTCTCTGACGAAGCTGATTCGTCACTTCGTGGTCTTCTCGACCTCTGTGCAGAACTCTTGCTTCTGAACCGCACGTTCCGTGCAACGGCGCGTTCCCGTTTGAACGCTGGTGCGCTCTACTTGCCCGACGGTCTCAGTGTTGCTGCGTCCGCAGATCCTGACTACCCATATGACGACACGTCCGGCCTTGAGCCAGGTTTAACGCCTGAAGAAAGTCAGGACGAGTTCGAAGACGCACTCATGGATGCGATGACAACTCCGATCCGTGATGAAGATTCTGCAAGTGCAGTCGTGCCTTTAATTATTCGTGGACCCGCTGAGCTTGGCGACAAGATCAAGCAATTCAAGTTTGAACGTTCGTTCGACCCCGCACTCGCACAGCGCTCTGATCGCGTACTTGAGCGCATCCTCCAAGGACTTGACGTTCCTAAGGATGTCATTACAGGTCTTGCAAATGTTAAGTACTCGAACGCGATGCAAATCGATGAGTCACTTTACAAGTCGCATATTGAACCACTAATGCTTCTTATTGCAGACGCGCTTACGGTTGCTTACTTGCGCCCGTATCTCGTTGCATCTGGATTTAACGAAGCAGATGTTGAGCGTCTTGTTATTTGGTACGACCCAAGTCAAGTATCGACACGCAATGACCGCGCTGCTGATGCAGACGCTGGCTTTGACAAGATGGCAGTTAGCTACGACACCTGGCGCCGTATGCATGGATTTAGCGAGACTGATGCACCGACACCAGACGAAGTTGCACTTCGTATGGTTATCGAAAAGGGAATGATTAGTCCAGAACTCGCAGAAGCGGTTCTTGGTGCTATCGCGCCTAACATTATTAACGCCTCGCGCGCTGCGCAGCAGTCACAGAGCGTTGCGCCAATTCCACCGGAAGTAGCACAGATGCTCCAAGGCGGACAACCGCCGGCCGGAGCACCGGGCGAACCGCCGTCAGCACCGCCAAATCTTGCTGAGCCAGAGCCGGCGCAAACACCTGAAGGCGTATTGGAACCGCAGACGGAGCAAAAGATGCCTCCGCCGCCAGCAACAAACTAATAAGTATCAGTAAATACAGGAGTAAATACTATGGATCACATGGAAATTATGATGCAG